CAAGCCTGTTTTGAAATCGCCTTGCTTAAACTGCAATGCGATAAATGGTGGGCTCGCCAATTAAAAACCCTGCGTAAACAGTTTTTAGAACTACTAGAAATTGCAACCGGCCAAGTGGGTAAAGACCTTTACTACGACAAAAAAAACCAAAAACCTAAACGCCGGGGTATTAGCCCGTATTCATCAAAACAAGCACAACGTGAATTTAGCTTTGCCCAAGCCAGTGGTCGCCAGTTCCTCGAAATGATGGAACTACAAAGCAGCGACGGCGATGTAATTAACTTAATTGAAGCCGTAAAAAGCGGCATGGCAAACCCTGCTAACCGCCGTAATGAGCTAATGCTACGCATCCGTGAAACCGAAGAACTAGCCGATGAAATGGGCTATGTTGCCATGTTTTACACTATTACATGCCCTGCGCGTTTTCATGCCAATGCAAGTACGTGGGACGGTTCGACCCCCAAAGATGCGCAAAATTATTTAACCACAACATGGGCGCGGGCACGTTCAAAGTTAAACCGCCGTGAACTTAAATACTTTGGTGTACGTGTTGTAGAGCCACATGCTGACGGGTGTCCGCACTGGCACATGATGTTATTCATGCCAAAAAACAAACTTCAAGAAATCAACGCTATTTTGCGTTGGTACTTTATTCAAGAGGATAAAAGCGAGCTTTACGATCGTTATGGCCCCGAGCTTACCCGCGCCAAAGTATTTAATAAATTTGTAGATATAAACACCCATGGCACCCACATAAAAACAGTAGAAGCCTGCGTTAAATACCGTGCAGGGACTGAGAAAACCAAGTTATTTAAAATCTATAAACAAAAGCGCAGCGAGTGGGGCTTTGCTAAAAAGAAAGCCAACGAAGTAGCCATACAACGCAATAAAGAAGAGGCAGAAAAAGCCAAGGCTGAAAAAAGAGAGCCTAAAAAGTTTAAGGCGAAAAACCATAAAGCGCCTACCAAATTTTACCGTACTTTTAGCCCACGCTTTGACGCTGTAAAGCTTGATAAAAGCAAGGGCAGCGCAGCGGCCTACATTGCTAAATACATTAGTAAAAATATTGATGGTTACATGCTGACTGATCATGTTGACGCCGACACAGGCGAAAACCTGCAAGAGCAAGCCAATCCCGTTTTAGCCTGGGCAAGTACGTGGAACATTCGCCAGTTTCAATTTCAGGGTTCGCCAAGCGTTACGGTTTGGCGAGAGCTTCGCCGTATGCCAAAAGGCAAACCAATTAAAGACGAAATAATAGAGCCAATTCGACATGCGGCAGATAACGCCAATTGGAAAGATTACGTAAAACTACAGGGCGGCATGTGTATTGGCCGCGCTGCTAACTTTAAATCAATGTACGAAGACACCCCAATGGGCAACGACTACGCCGAAGTAGTGCGCCGTATTAAAGGTGTTGTGACCAATATTGATTACAAAGCCGTGCTTACACGTTTGTTTAACAATGTGCATAACGTAACGGATGCAACCAGCTTAAAAACCCGCCTTATAGAATGGACAAGACAACTCAAAGGTACAGCAGAGAAAATTGCAGCTAAGGCTAGCACCAACGTCGGCGCAGCCGACCTATCTTGGTCTAGTGGTAATAACTGTACGCCTATAGCCGTGGGCTCTAGCGCCGAGTTAATACTCGATATGGTGGGGTGTGATGAAAAACAGATCACAGAGGTTAAAAAGGATCTTAATAACGGTAAAAGGATCGCCAGAGACGGCCAAATTTACCAAATTAAAAACGGCCAACTTCATGTTTTAGACGAAACTGCGCAAATAAAACACAACAAGCACCTCGCTATTGAATACCGAGCAAAAACACTCGCCCAAAAATCGGCAAGCTGGCACGTAACAGAGAATCACTGGCAGAAAGCTCGCCAATTAGTAGACCTTGCTTATCAATACGCCCAGCTAGACGGGCGCGAAACCCTTAATGCAACACGCAATGAACAAGGCGAATTTCATTATGGCGAGCCTAAAAACGGCCTTATCACCATTGGCGATTGGGATTTAGCAATTTTAGTAAACAACAACAGCGCATCAGCAATCAGCGATAACGATTGGTGGTCACTGGATTTAATGGCGTAGGAGAAAAAATGACTATTCAAATTTCAAAAGTACTCATGCCAAAGGCATGTATTAGTTGCCAGGCATTTTGCCCAAAGGGTTATGCAGAGGATCAGCACAGCCCGTTTATTACTAAATTCGATAAGCCCGCGCCTAAAACCCAATACGGCCAATGCGGTAAAACCGATAACAGCGTATTTGCCACCGAAATTTGCACCGGCTACCAGCAAGAACCTAACGCCGATGTATTTGCAGTAATCAACAGACCACAACCAAAACAACAGGTGAAATTATGAATGCACATCAAGCAGCCGAAAGAATGTTACAAACAGGATTGTTTTATACAGCCAGCACATTAGGACACGCTTTTGGCGAGTCGCTTAAAAATGGCTCGCGCTGTATTAATAAAATTAAGCGTGATCCTCGTTACACAGTAATTGAAGAGCAGCACCCAATTGAAAAGCTAAAAGTGGTTGCCATCGATGGCCGCAGTGTAAGTATTCAGCAATTGCAAAACCAAGCGCTTTTATTTAAACGCCCAAATTTACTGGTTAAAGGAAATGCTAATGCTTTATAAAAATGAAATAGTTGTTGATAACTTTGCAGGCGGTGGCGGTGCTTCAACGGGTATGGAGCTTGGTTTAAATCGTAAAGTTGATATTGCAATTAACCATGACCCAGCAGCAATAGATATGCATAAAATAAATCACCCGGAAACAAAACACTATTGCGAGTCTGTTTGGGATGTTGATCCTGTTGAAGCATGTGCTGGTCGGCCTGTTGGATTAGCGTGGTTTAGCCCTGATTGTAAATATTTTAGCAAAGCTAAAGGGAGGGCACCTGTAAATAAGGCTATTCGTGGTTTGGCGTGGGTTGCAGTTCGTTGGGCTGCATTGGTGCCAATGCGCGTATTTATGCTAGAAAATGTTGAGGAATTTATGGGATGGGGTCCACTTGTGGAAGTGTCGCCAGGTGTTTTTAAGCCAAATAAAGAAAAAGCGGGAGAAACATTTGAGGCCTTTATAAAATGCCTGACTACAGGCTTGATAAAAAACCATCCAGCATGGGAAGAAATAAAAGAGACACTTGGCCATGACTTTCCATATCACAAACTTGAAAAAGGCTTAGGTTATAAAATTGAACATAAAATTTTAACCGCTTGCGATTTTGGCGCACCGACAAGCAGAAAGCGCTTTTTCCTTGTTGGGCGTAACGATGGGCAAAGTATTAATTGGCCAAATCCAACACACGGCAAAGCGGGATCAGGTTTAAAACCATATCTAACCGCCGCTGATATTATTGATTGGTCTTACCCAATGCGTTCTATTTTTGATCCTGATCGGTCTAAGCCTATCGCTGAAAAGTCGCTAATTCGGTTAGGCAAAGGTGTACAAAAATTTGTTATAGATAATGAAGACCCGTTTTTTGTAGAGCCTGAAATGGTTGTACCATTCATTACTGAACACGCAAATGCATCAAACCAGCGCAATATGCCTATTGATGAACCATTACGCACCTTGTGCGCACAAGTCAAAGGTGGCCACTTTGCCTTAGTCGCTTGCTCAATTGTTAAATACAGGGGAGATAATGTTGGTCACAAAGTTGACGAACCACTACATACAATAAGTGCCGGTGGTAATCATTTGGGATTGGTTAAAGCTTACCTTGTTAAATATTATGGTACTGGCTCGGTCAATACATTAAATAACCCGTTAGATACTATTACGACCAATGACCGATTTGGTTTAGTGATCATTAAAGGTGAAAAGTATCAAATAACAGACATCCTAACCCGTATGTTACAGCCGCACGAACTATTTGCAGCAATGGGCTTCCCAGATGATTACCAGATAGCTTTTGATTCAAACGGCAAAAAGAATACCAAGAAAAACCAAGTTGCACGCTGTGGTAACGCAGTATGCCCACCAATTGCACAAGCATTAGTTGCAGTCAACTTAGCTAAAAAACACGTAGAAGAGATAGCAGCCTAATGAAACCAACCGTTAAACGCCGCAACTGGGTGTATCACTCAGTTGTTAAGCCAAAAATAAAAACACCACCCACAAAAAAGCCCGCATAACGCGGGCTTTTTTATGGCTAACAATCAAGACTAAAGCCCAATTAATTCTAACTGTTCTTCACGCGGTAGGTTTTTAATAAGCGACGCCGCTAACTGCGCAGTGGTTTTACACGGTGGATTCAAGAAGTGATCAAACGATTGGGTAATACGGAACGTAGCCCCGCACACTTTAGTGTTAGTACATGAGCAATATAAATTTACAACATGGGCGCTTTGCTTTTCGCGTGACGTAATTGTTGCTTTAGCTTCGCAATTTGGACAAGTAACCCGCGCCATAATAACCACCAATCGTTAATAAAATACACTGTTATTATATACAGTGATTTTGTGTATAACAAATAAGCATTTACAAATAGTGGGTATAACCCTAAAATAAATAAGTTATCACTTAAGTGATAATTAATTTAGAGGTTTTAGCATGCAATATTTATATAAAGGGTCACAAAGCCAAGAGCGGTTAAACTGGTTATTGGCTATGTGTAAAATTAAAAGCGTCGACATAAAAGCCGCCGCCAGTGATCACCTAGTAAAAGGCATGAGCAAAACCCATGCAGCGCTGTTAAATAATGTGCCCGCGCCAAATTTAACGCGAGCATTAAAAACCTTAAATACCTATGCCGGATTAGTCGAAAAAATAAAAGCGCACGACGCGCAGCATAGCCAGTACTATGCTTTACGCGCTGGGCTCTAAATCAAAATTAAGCTGCAATTTACTGCCAATTTCAGGATCCCTTGCTACTTCATCACTCATCAGTTTAATTAGCGGTTTAGTCTCGTTTTTAAAATACATAGCATCGTATTTAGTCGGGTCGCCAAGGCCTGCATTGTTAGCCGGAATAATACCCGCCAAGCCCGGTGGAAAACGATGGGCGTTGAGTATGTCTTGCGCCGATACGTTTTTAACGTTCATAAACTCGTCTTTACTTTCAAAATTACCTACAGGGATTATTTGTAAGCCTTTTTCTTTACCGTTGGGTATGTTTACAAATAACGAACGGAAGTTACCCACACCTTTACTGTCTTGTATTTTTTCTTTTATGTCGTCTTCAATGTCAGGGTCTAAGTTAGGATCAGTCGCATACATAATAAAACCCATGTGCGCGCCGTTTAAAAAGTATTTACGGCGGAACAGCGTTGCGTCTTCATTTAATAACGTGGCTTGTAACCCGCCTAAGTAATCGGCCAAGCCATACACTTGTTGCACGGGGTCATATTGGCGAACCCAAATAATGTCGCGCTTTTTATATTTTTTTACTTGGCTATTACGCTCAAGCACTACCGCGCCACCATCACCGCCAACACGGGTACGGTAACTAGGTAGCGGAAACAACCTAACAATTTGCCCAAAGCCATTACGTATTTTTAATAGTGCCACATCGCCAAATTGCACCAGGTTTAAAAAGCCCGCTTGTACTTGCTGTGCACTCATACCACCGCTAATAAAACGGCTCGCGGCCATGTTTGCACGGCTTTGCACTATGCCGCCGTGCTGGGCGTTACGCCGTGTTAAGTTGGCTAATAAATGGCGGTCTACTGGCGGCTCCCAGTAATTATCCATATCGTTATAAAGCAGCGAGTCGTAATCGGTTAGCCACATGTCGGGCATTACTTGCTCAGGCAAGCCAAACACAACGGGCGCATTTTGTTTATTTTGTTGATCGTGCGGCTGGTCAGTTAACTGCTCAGCGTTTTGGTCTAATTCTGCATGGTCCATCGTGATTTTCTCTTATGTGCATGGTTAAGGGGTTCGTTAATAACAGCGTGGCTAATAGCAAAAAATACGTCTGCATGGCCTATGGTGTTATCTCGGCTGGCTTTAAAGGTTATGGCACCGCCCGACTCGGTACTGGTGCGGCGTATTGAAAGGCAGCTCATAGCTATATCTTTATGGGATGCATCCCATTCAAGTCGGCCACCTTCAATCAGGTCGATCATTTTAAGTACTAAGCGGGTTTTACTGCCTACGCTGTAATGTATGGCGGTGGCTTCACGCGGGTAAAGTGTGGTGAGTGAGTCAAACACCCCCGCGCCAATGCCGGTGGTATCTACACCAATATAAGTAACGCGATACTTAGCGTATATTTTTTGAATTTCGCTCACGTGGTGCGAAAAGTTCATCCCGCGCCAATAGTGTTTTTCAAGTATTCTAAATTTTTCGCCCGATATTTCAGGTGGGGCAACCACCACTAGTGCAGCGTTATCGCGGGTGCGTGATGGGTCGTAACCTAACCACACCTCACGGTTACCGAATGGCTGCACAGCATTGGGTTTGTGATCTTGCCAGCGGGTGGCATCAACCATGGCTTTTTCAAGGTCGCTGAATTTAAATATACTGTCGGCATCGTCCACAAATATGCACATAAACAGGTTATTAAAATCATCGGCATTGTATTCATCGCGCAGTTCTTCAATGTCGAATAACTCACAGCCACCGCGCAAGGCATCTTCAATGGTAACTACATAGCGCCATTGCTTATCGGGGCACAGCCTGCCGTTATCGCGTAATTCATCAAAGCTGGGGAACTCAATTTCTTCGCGTTCGGCGCGCCCTTGGCGCCAGTGATCACCCGTCCAAAATGTATAAGCAGGGTGCGCTTTAGTCGACGGGGTTGAAAAATACGTTTTACGCCACTTTTTATGCGTGGCCATGGCGCTGGCTAATTTGTTTAGCTCGTTAAACTTACCAATCCAAAAGTATTCATCTACATAAACATGGCCGTGGTAACTTTGCGCGGTTTTGCTGTTGGTACTTAAAAACCGTAATTCGGCATCACCATGGGCGGTGTGCAAAGTAATGGGATTACCGGTTAGCTCTATTTCAAAAAACTCATGTGCAATGGCAATTATATAACTGCGGAACACCTCAGCCTGTGCGCGACTAGCAGAGAGGAATATTTGCGGGTCGCCACTTAATACCGCATCTTTAAACGCCTCACCTGCAAAGTAATAGGTTGCCCCAATTTGGCGGCTTTTTAAAATATTACGAATACGCTGGTGCAAGTTTTCGTGCATGGTTTTTTGGTAACCAAATAACGAGTCGTACCAGGTGCCAAAGTCTTCAGCAGTTAAATGGCTAACATCATTTTTACGCTTACGGCCTTTGCTTTTTTTATTGTCTGCGCCGCCACCTTTATTGTTTTTATTACTGGGTTGGTTAGTGCCGTGGAGTTGCTCTGCCTGTGCTGCTTTTTCTTGCTGGGCGCGCTGTTTTTTAAGCTTCACATGCTTTTCTATCAGCATGTCGAGCTCTTTTATTTGGTTACCTGTTTTATCGCTTACATCGGTGAGTATTAAAATTCGCCGTGCAATGGCTTCGTCTACGTCTTCTTCGCGCAGCATATCGCGCCAGTTGTATTTATCGGCCCAATAGTAAATAACACGGTTGTTTGGTAACGCCAGTTCCGCGCGTATTTCGTCGGGGGTGTGGTGGCGCAAATAAAGCCGTTTTGCTGCTTCGCGTATTTCCGGTGAATAAGCCATTACGTGGTATAAGTCGCTCGTAAAATTAATAACTAGCCACAGTGTATTGGTTTACAATAAGCTTATAACCGCATAAAAACCCTCATGTTTCCTAAAACCCCAATCTAGGAATTATCAAAAAGCTAACCAATGTATTCAGCCTTTTTTTATGGCTATGCTGCGTTTAAATATTAAGTAACGCGGTAAGCAAGTAATGGCAAAGCAATCAGGTTGGGTAATTGCAGCAACAGAAGGTGCAACAGTAGACGGGCGAACCATTTCAAAAGAGTGGATCACTCAAATGGCTGCATCGTATTCGGTTGATGAATACACCGCGCTTATTTGGCCTGAGCATTTTCGTTCAAGTTGGGGCCCAAGCGAAGGTAAAAACTGGGGCACTGTTGACGAAGTAAAAGCCGCTAAACAAGGTGGTAAATTACGTCTGTTTGTAAAAATTACCGCTAACGACTACCTACTAGCTGCCAACAAAGACGGCCAAAAGCTGTTTATGTCTATTGAGCCAAACCCAGATTACAAAAGCGAAGGGCGCTGCTACTTACAAGGCCTTGCCGTTACCGACTCGCCAGCCAGTTCTGGAACCAGCCGCTTAAAATTCTCTATTGGTGATAATGAAGTAAATCACGAATATAGCCAACTCGAAACGCTACAACACAGTGACTTTATTACCACCAATAGCGAACCAACTACCCCAAATAGCAAACACGCCAAAGCGCAAAGCTTAATGGCGCAACTATTTAGCTTATTTTCTAGTGATCAGCAGCCAGCCGATCAGCAAGATGAAATCACCGAGGAAGACACCATGAAACAAGAACAGTTTGACGCCCTCATGGGCAAGTTTGACGGATTAGAAACCAAGGTGACCGACCTTGAAA